AGCAAACAGTTTATCCTGAAGACCTATCTTTCCTAGAAAAAGATAACTCATTTGTATTCACCCGCCTTTGCACCGGCTGCGGTGAGATGGACGATGTCTAACTACAGAGATCAAGTTGAACTGGTAAAGACGCTCACCGTTAAAGAGGGTGACCGCAAGAAGATGGACTGCCCATTCTGTGGTGGTAAAGATAAATTCACCATTGATAAGTATGACGGCAAACTTGTTTGGAATTGCTTTAGAGCATCCTGCAATGTCAAAGGATCTTATTCTGGTCAGAGAAACATATCAGCAGCTAAGTCATATCTCGCAGGTGCTGCCATTCAAAGGCACAAACCTAGTTACAAAGATGTACCAACTCTCACCACCAGGATTAGTACTCACCAGCCTGCAATCGATTACTTGAAGCACGTCAATAGTTACGAGGCATTCGAGCGAGGCGATATAAAAGTACGTTATGCGCCTAAAGAACACAGAGTCCTATTCTACAACCAAACGGGATTAGGTGCTGTAGGTCGCTCCCTACGGCCAGTACGATCAAAGTGGTGGAGCTACGGAGATCTTTCTGAAGGCATCCATGTCGGGAACGGGGATCACGGCATTCTAGTGGAAGACGTGGCTTCAGCCTGTGCCGTATCTAATGTCCCTGGGCTTGTCGGAGTTGCGCTCTTAGGTACTAACATCACTAAGAGCATTAAAGTGACACTTAATAAATACACAAAACTGACATTAGTGCTTGACAATGATGCCTCTAGCAAAGCAATGTACTTGGCAAGTAGTATAGGCATGAACTGTTCGGTAAGACTTACACAACTGGACCTGAAGTACCTGTCTGCGGATAAGATTAATAGCTTAACATTATAGAATGGCCCAGACTATACGTGGGTCAGAAATAGGGGGATTTAAATTATGACTGTAGTCATACAAAGGGACGCATCGCCGGGGGCCACTTCACCTCACGGCGAAAATGAGCTTAAAATAGTACGTTCTAAAGCAAAAATGCCTAATGGGATGACCATGCGCCAATGGCGAAAAGGCCCAGGTTCAAAATTTATGAATAAAAAGGCTATCTGGAGCTACACTGCGCCAGAAGGTTCTAATGTTGGTGGTACTCAATCTGGGAACTCTGCAACCCATTTTAACAACCCACCATCTGGCCCCCCAAATATTGCATTTACTTAATTAATTCCGATAAGTAAGTGCAGGGGCAAGTCGAGGAAAACGACTTAAAATACTCACTGCATCCATGAATGTATACGAAGGAAAATAATATGAAATGCCGAGGCATTGTTGTCATAGATTATGACATTGAAGGTAGTTTTTTAGAAGCTGCTGAAGAACAAACCAAATTACAGGAAGCTATTGCTTCTATCGTTAAGAACAACAAGCGTGTTGTTTTTCATCAGGTAGATCTGAAAGAGCGGCGGGGGGATCAAACGCCAGACATTAAGTCTATGAAATTTAGAAATAGCTAACCTACTGCTTTAAAACACATATTTAATTAAATTGCCTCTATCTGCAGATAGGGGCTTTTTTTATTTCCTAAACCGTCTATTACTGTGCCACTTAACAATGCACCGGAAAGGCGATAGCTATGGAGATACCCTTACTAAAAACTTTGCTTAACAACGACACATACCTAAGTAGTAAAAGCCGCTTACGGAAATCTATATTCTCAGATGATTCTGCTATTTTGTATGACCTACTAAGTGACGCCCACAACAAATACGAAAAAGATATAACCGCTGATGATTTGTACTCAATCTGGTTATGCAACAATCCCATCGCCACCACTTCAGAGATCAATGAGTTTAGAGATACCGTTGACCTACTTAAATACAGTGATCCAATCACTCCTGACGTAGCAGTTGATGTAATTGAAAGCCTGTGGCGGCGTGAGGTGGGCAGGGACATAGCCAATCTTGGCATTAACATGTCTGAGGGTGACCTGGGAGCTATGACCCGCCTGCAGTCATTACTTGAGCGCACTAAGGACGGCTACATGCCGGATAACTTTGGTGAGCCAACGACTGACGATATTTACGAACTGTTAGCAGAAACCTCAGACGAAAACCGCTGGAAGTTTAACATTGAAACACTTTCGAGGCATGTCTACGGCATCGGCCCTTCAGAGTTCGGTATCATATTCGCCCGTCCTGAAACTGGTAAGTCAGCATTGGCTATCAGCTTATGTGCAGCCCCCGGCGGCTTCGCCCAGCAGGGCGCAAAGATCCTGTATCTATGTAATGAAGAGAAATCCACTCGCACAAAGCTACGAGCTATTGCTGCTTGTAGTGGCATGACCCGTGAGCAAATAGCTGACAATCCTGATTTAGCTACGTCTAAGTATCTATCGATTAAAGACCGCTTGGTTATGAAGGACATCCAAGAATGGGATCTGGATACGATCAATGGCTACTGTGAGAAGATAAAGCCTAATTTAATCGTTATTGACCAAGCTGATAAAGTTACGATCTCTGGCACATACAATGCCAGCCATGAGCGCATTCGTGAACTATATCGCTCCCTTCGTGAATTAGCCAAACGGCATGATTGTGCCTTGCTAGGCATCAGCCAAGCCTCTGCAGATGCAGAAGGTAAGACACGTATCGACTTCAGTATGCTTGAAGGCTCCAAGACCGGCAAGGCAGCAGAAGCAGACCTCATAATCGGTGTCGCTAAGTATAGCACCTCAGAGGACGATAACCCAGACCACACCCGTTTCCTCAACGTCAGCAAGAACAAGCTGTCAGGCTACCACGGCTGCGTGATCTGCAACATTGAACCAGAAATCAGCAGGTATGTAGAATAATGGGTAAACGATCTAACTTTGAAAGAAATCCTCGTGACTTCTACCGGACGCCTGTGGAAGCTGTTGAGCCTTTAATACCATTCATTCAAGACGTGGACAGCTTCTGTGAACCTTGTGCGGGTGATGGTGCGCTTATTAGAAGCTTAGTCAATATCGGTCTACGCTGCACCACTGCGTATGATCTAGAACCCCAAGCGATTAATATGGACAGGCTTGATGCCCTGACATTGGAAGAAAAAGATATTGGTGGTGCTGATCTTATCATAACAAACCCACCGTGGGAGCGTTCCATCCTGCATCCAATGATTACCATTTTCTCAGACATCAAACCTACCTGGCTGCTGTTTGATAGTGATTGGATACACACCAGGCAGTCTACTCCTTTTCTGCCACGGCTTCGTAAGATTGTGAGCATTGGTAGGGTGAAGTGGTTCGACAAGACCGCAGGCAAAGACAACGCCTGTTGGTACTTATTTGACCGCCATGATGTTTCTTATTCCACCCACTTCTACGGTAGAAAATAATGAAGGTTCTAAGCCTGGACCTTGAGACAACAGTAAAGATGTTAATGGGCAAGATCGACAATAGCCCATTTCACCCAGAGAATAGATGCGTATCCGCACACTTTGGCTTTATTATTGGTACAACAGTTGATTATGTAAATAACTTAATCTTCTTTCATAATGAAAAAGAAACACCAGACAGCCCTGATAGCTTACGAGCAGCCCTGAAAGAAGCTGATGTATTGGTCTGCCACAACGCAAAGTTTGATGTGATGTGGTTGTTAGAAATGGGCTTTGAAATACCAGAAGTAGTCTACTGTACTATGGTTGGTGAGTATATTCTCGCCAGAGGTCAGAGGCAAAAGCTATCACTGAAAGCCACAGCGGAACGCCGGGATGTTACCCGCAAGAAGTCAGACCTGGTTGATGATCTGTTTAAGTCCGGCACTGGTTTTGAAGCCATGCCACTTGAGACTGTTATTGAATATGCCGAGGCAGATGTAATCTCCTGTGCTGAAATCTATGTAGCGCAGCAAGAAGACTACACCAAAGAGAGTAATGCTTCTCTGGTGGAAACAGTAACCATGATGAATGAAATGCTTTTGTTTCTGGTTGAGATTGAGCGCAACGGTATCAAGGTTGATATAGATGTCCTTGGCGGCATTAAGACTGAGTATGAGCAAGAGCAAAAGGTATTAAAGACACGTCTTGATCAGATAGTTGAGGCCGTCATGGGTGATACTATCATCAACCTAGCATCCGGCGCTGACATGACCAAAGTTGTCTACAGCAGGGAAGTAATAGACCGGGCTGATCATCAGCAGGTTTGGAACATTGGGGTAGGGCCTACAGGCAAGCCTTTGTATCCGCCTCGCATGAAAAGAAGTGAGTTTAATGCTGCAGTTCGTGCAACCACAAAGATTATACAACGCACAGATGTGGTCTGTTGTACCGCTTGTGATGGCCGTGCGTATATACAAAAGTATAAACAGAAGACCATTACCAAACTTAAAAAGAAATACCGTGTTCAAGGGGATCCTTACAAAAACCTATCCAAATGCCCAGCGTGTCATGGGGTAGGGGCTTTCTATAGACCTAATGGCCTGACTGCAGGACTGCGGCTAAACCCATCCTCACCTGGTGATGCATCTATAAACGGGTTCAAAACAG